CTCCAGCAGCAAAACTTTCTAAACATTCAATTTTTCTAGAATGCTTTCGATAGTTAGCAACAGAACTAACGTAGACTACTGCATCAATGGTCATTTAAAATTTTCCAGGCAGTGCCGTCACGCATTTCTACTTCGGTAAACTGACAATATGCCATGTGCCTTGCCCAGTAAAGAACTTCATCTAACGTGGGAATCTTTGGCGTTTCAATTTCACTCAGTGATTGACTGCACAATGCGGCAGCGGCATTAGGTCCCAGTGTGATAGCAGGTTTACCCAGCAACAATGCTTCACCGGCTGCAATGCTAGAAAATGTGACCAAACAATGCACATCTTGTGCAAGAGCCATTTCCATAGTGTTGTCACTAAGTCTGGCTGCCCGTGTTGCTTTGAGTCGAGTCACTACAGGGCGATCAGTATATTTTTTTATTTCATCTTGTGTGTTTTGCAACCATTCTTCAAGGTTGATGTCGTACAAGTTTAAAAGTTTTTGACTGGGCGGTGCCAACAAGATATTGGTGCCAGGTCTAAATTTTGTCAATTGGACTTTAGTGCGAGCAAACCTATCGCCGGGCCTCTCTATCATAGAACCAAAATTTTGCACATCGTTTTTGGTAATCCTGTGATACAGTTTGCGTTTGCCATTGCCAAAGTATCCTGTATCTATGTAGTAAAAATCTCTGCCGGCAGCACGACATCCATCCATTTGTTTGCGTTTGGTGATACCACGTATCACAGCCGGGGCCATGGTATCTTGTTGTTTTTCCCAAGTGGATATTTGTCCGCCTGCGCCTTGAACAAAACTTTGCAGTAATGGATCGTACATATGACCTTTTCTTAAGTATCTGTATTCACTGTCTAGTGCCACAACCTGATTGACAGGCACAGCAGCCAATTGTTCTTGTAACTTTTCCAACGTAATGCCGTAGTACGCACCTTCGGGATCCACACGGTATTTCAATATGTTTTTAAACAGTTGTTGAATTTCTGGAACTGTTTGGTCCAACACATGTGGATCAGGTGGCGCAGGTGGTGCAGGAGGCGGGGGTGGAATATATGTTGTTTCGTCTTCGAGTTCCCAGTCTGTCATTCCGGCAACCTTTGTTGACAATAATCAGTGAGCATGCGTTCTCTATGCCACTCGTTGCCTTGTGGCGTATCAGCAAACTCGTGAAAGCATGGAGTGCCCAAGGTATAGTGTAAGAGCTTGGCGTCGGGGTTTGGCCCGTATTCATCAGGCAACCAATTCCATTCTTTTGGTAATTCGCCAATGCGATCATCATCTAACCAGGTGAATCTGTGCAGTTCGGCTCCTGTGGCCTTTTGCACAAATTCAGGAGTGAGTTTTCTATTAGGGAAGCTGGCACAGTTCCATACAATGACTGAACTCCAGTTTTTGCGAGGATAGTCTTCGTTTTTAGCGCCAAGATATTTTTCAGTCATCTTGGTTTTGTAATCATGTTTGACCACCATGACATCTTTGTGATACTCCATGAGATTGTAGAGCTCAATGATATCACCGCGCACAATCATATCTCCGTCGATAAAAATTGCTCGTCCAGTCCATCCCATCAAATAAGGCACCAGAAAACGTGTGTAGATAAAATGATTTGATCCATCAGTGTGCGTCTCGCTATAGTCTTTGAACAAGTTCAATGCCACTGGCATTATGGCCACTGGCGCAGAAGCGTTGCGTATGATTGAGTTTACACAGGTATGATACGCAATGGCTTCTCTTGGATCATAACCAACAAATACAGGTATGATGTCTCTCATCGACGTTCAATGTCCTCTTCAACACAGTTTTCTCCAAACTGTATCTCTATCAGTTTCAATGGACGATCAGTTTCATTGCACAACTGATGCCATTCGTTGCGATTGATCCAACATGACTCATGCACAGTCATTTGATCTTTGATGTCTCGATCAGTGCTGGAATCCAGTGTGTATACTGTGGCTTCACCTTCGGCCACAAACCAAAACTCTGCACGGCGATCATGACGTTGCATGCTCAAACAAGTTTTGGGCAATACCGTGAGTTCTTTGAGCTTGGTATTGGCACCTACTTCGTGTAGCACACGATAGTAACCCCAGGACCTGGATGTTTTGGGTGCCTTCCACTCCTCTAGAATCCAGCTGCTGCTGTTCTTTTTGTCCTCACCGCCCACCCCAAACACGAACTCAATGTTGGGATCCTCCACATCCATCTCGGGAATGTTTTTTGCTGTGCGATCGCCACCGTTGGCAAAAATTAGTTCAGCGTCAGGATAGTGTGCTCTAACCTGCTGTATAAAGTGCTTGGCCGACCCATCGTCGTCATCAAAAGTATAAACTTCGTCGACCACTGATAAGTTGTTGACCACACACAGGCGTTCCGTCCAAGGCATGAACGGCCGACCTTTTTTGCGTGTGAGCCATTCATCTGAATTTAGTCCCACAATCAGCATGTCGCCTAGGGTGCGGGCTGCTTTAAAATAAGCAATGTGTCCGCTGTGGCACGGATCATAACCCCCTGTGCATAATACTATCTTCATTTTTTCCTTTTTGTTTTCGACGTAGCATGGCTCCTTCAATTCCATATATCTCTTCCCAAGTTTTTCCTTTTTTTGCGGTGCTCATTTTATTTTTTTGTTCTTCTGACATTACACGCCCAGTTAATTTTTTCCTAACTTTTTCAATTCTGTCTTGAGAATACTTAGATCCAATCTGATGGTTATTTCCAGCCTCACTTCTTGTTACTGCCATCTTAGAAAGCCTTTTGTCGGTATCCTTAGTTAGTCCCTTGTTCCAAGGCGGAAATTTTTTCTTTTTGCCTTTTAAACTTTCTGATAACTTTTTTCGATGCTCGTCGGAGAAGTTGCGTTTTTTGCCTTTTTGTGAGGGCGGGTTCGCATCTTTTTTAATGTTAGCTAAGATTCCATTACTTTCAAATTTGATTCTTCCATATTTTGAAATAAGTTCTTCTTCTTTGAAATATGCGTCTTCCTCAGACAAATTTTCGTACAAATATTGAATTGTTGGTTCAATGCCATGGCTACGTATATCAGCAATCATCCGATCTTTTTCAGGATTATTAGATTTAGATTTGCCCCATAAGTGTGTCTTGGCTCGATCGTTTTTACCCTTTCCTATGTAGAATGGTAAATCTGTTCTCGGGTCAACTAGTTGATACACAAAATAAACTGACATAGTTTGTCTCCTGTCAAGTCTATTTATCCAACATTGTAATCTTCCATACCAGCAGATTTTAAACGTACCAAATGTCCAAGCATGAAATTTTTGCTTTCAAGCGACTTCATGATACCCAGCCAGCGATTGCGCAAATAGGCCACTTCGTTCACAATGGTTTCGTAGTCAATGACTTCGTCTTCGCCGTCGACATATTTTTCTGCGTCACGTGAAGTCAAGGCACGAGCGTAACCTTCAAGATATTTTTGAAAGTGCTTGCGTCTGATCTTGCGCAGTTGAATGTTGAGATAGTTCAGCACAGCTTCAATTTCTTGCAGTTGATTGTATCTAAACTCAGTGATGCCAGGCAGTGCTGTGATATTTTTTTCTACCAACCCACTGATGCGGCAATCTTTTTTGGCTTCTTCTAGCTCACGTTCGTAGTGTGCAATGAAATCAGGGATAGCACCAATGTTTGCTGTAACTCGACTATACCACACGTTCAACCTCCGTGGGCAGCCAAGGAAAACATTGTCTCCAATCTAAACTTCTACGTCGGTCTATCTCGTCAAGATATTTTATCAACTCTTGTTGCTTGACCGAGTCTTTGACTTTGGTTGCTTCGATTTGCTTCATTATGCCTAACAACACTTCTTTAGTTTGCTGTTGATCCCAACTGTTTGACGGCAATAGATTATAAACATTATCTAACTGTTGTACAAGATAATCTGAATCAAAAATGTTTGGGCTTAAAACGCTGTCTGACACTGGTAACACCAAATGCATATACCAAAAAATTTCTTGTGATTGGCACCACTCTTTGTGTTTATGCACCAAGGCGTGCATTTCAGGAATAGTGAGTGAACAAATAGTCGACAGTAACCCTATGCGAAAAATCTTCATACCAATCAAACTTTTAAGATTGCGTTCAAACAAATCTAAACTCAATCCATGTCTAACATACTCTTGCGCTGGCCCCCAACAGTCTATACTGGCCTGGATGTCTACACGTTTAACTTTACGTGTGATTAACAATCTGGCCATTTGCTCACTGGCTTTTTGCAACACATGCGTAGGCACACTGAGATTGGTAACAATGTTTAACTCCAATGCAGGACAAGGATTGTTTTCAAAAAAGTCAAGCAATTTGAATAGATCCTTTTGCAGCAAAGGTTCTCCGCCAAGAATTTGCAATCTCTGCAATGAAGCATGGTTGGTTTCAAACCAACTCCAAAATTTGGGTATCAGTTCTTTGTATTTGTTGTTTTCTTCCGGTATAAGATTTGCAAGTACACCGGTGCCAAAAGCCAGCTCTTCTGCCTGTATGGCAGAACTCAAACTGGCTTTGCAATACACGCACTTGAGATTACAGGTATTAGAAAAAAATACTTCTACAATAGATGGGTTGATCACAACCTGAGCAGGATTGGTATCTAATTCAGATGGATATACATTGGGTATTTTGTTTTGAAACAACCTATCACTGATACCACCAGATTGTTCAATGTCTTTACAATACTCACAACCATCTGCTGGCCATTGCGATTGCAACATGAGCTGTCGAGCAGAGATTTTTTTATCAGTATTGTGAAAATTTTCAAAATTGTCTGTGTCTAGTGTACTCAAACTAGACCTATGGCAAGAAGCAGTTGTACCACTGTTGAGATA